ACTGCAATCCAACTTCGTGAGCCGTCCTACGAATCAAACGCCCACGAAGAATGTCCTTGAACATCCTTTCAGACTGGAGTGAGAACTGAAGCTTTCCGGACATATCCTTGAAAGCATTGAACTGACGAGCGAATTGCCTTGCGTTCGGGAACAATACTGGGTCGAAGATGTGAAGGTAGCTCCACATTTCTTCCATCTTGTTAACGAGCGGAGTACCCGTCAACATCATGACAAACTTAGCTGGCTTGATAGCGTCTTTCACCGACTCCCAAATAGCTGTCGGGCCACTAGCGTTTGCTCCGCCCTTAAGCTTGTGGACTTCATCCATGACAACAATGTCCCAAGTCACTTTGCGTGCCTCGGGAGTTGTCCTAATTGTTTCGTAATTGGTCAGAACGCAAGCGCCACCCATCGCTGCCATCTTGAAGACAATCTCTCGGGTTGCCTTATTATCGGAACCCTTCAAAGGGAACATCTTCAAAGTGGGGTCCCAACGAGTTGCCTCGTTCTTTGTTCCACCAGTGAGAACAATGGACTGCTTTGAGAGCCAGAGCATATTGGGCTTGCGTCCATACTTCTGCTCGAATAGGCGGCGAATGATGTAAAGGGCGACGATCGTCTCGAACGTCTTTCCGAGCGCCATTTCATTTGCGTTCATGATTCCGGTCGAACCAATCAGGTACTGATGAACGATGCGAACAACATCCTCTACCTGATATTCACGAGCGGCTTCCCATGATTCAAAGTCAGCACAGATTTCCTTGATGAGTCGTGCTGTCTCTTCAAATGCTGAGTTTTCTTCTTCCTGCTTCTTTTGAATACGCAGGGCTGCCAATCGACGCATTTCCTCATCACGAGTATCACGAAGCTTACGAATCGACTTGTACTTGTCGTCGTGAATCTGAGACAGTTGCTCTTGAAGCTTCAAGATCTTTGCCGTGATTTCGTGGTGCTTAGTCTGATATGTGACTTCGCACTCCACAATCTTATCGGCGTGAGCATCGATGGACTCTAGGAGCTTACGAATCTCGTCGTCGATGTTGAAGAATTCAGGGACGGCAGGAAGATCATCATTACCATCATCTGCATTCGGGAACTTTGGAATGTCCATCAGTTAATCTCCTCTAGGAATTTGAAGATATCTTCTTTGTAGTTGGTCAGTTGCTTAATGAAAATGCTACCGATTTCCAATGTGTTCAGGAGGGTAATAGCGCGATTGACACGCATCAATTCGTAAACAACTTCTTCCACTTCCATCTCAGACATGGTAATGTTAGTGTCGTTGAGAATCTTATGGAGAGCTTGCTGCTCTTTGGAGAGTTTGAAATATTTCATGACTTGAAGATATCCTCAGCTAGAGAGATGGACGTGAATACAAGAAAGATGAAACCAAGAAGAAACCCTACAGTTTCTCCTAGATGGTCAACATCAAAGAAATGTCGAGTAGCTAGGAAACAGAAAGCAGCACCTACAGTGTGCAGCATGAATAGTACGTAAGCGAACTTACGATCACGTACTGTTATCCGGTAGGTCCGATAGTTGTGAGTCCTTCTATTTCTCATGAGACTTCCTTAACAGAAACTCCCAGGCCGGGGTTTGCCTCGATGTAATCGATCACGTCCATCAATGGGCGAGTTTCAATGCCGAGCTTCCGGCACACTGCGTAATGATTACGATATTCGTCGTCACCAATGTTGAAGACGTAATGAACAAACGTTGAATTCCCTCCACCATAATTCCCAGGCAATGGAGGAAGCTTAGCCTCAACTAGCTCAGACCTTCCAAGAATCGGCAAAGCCTTGATGAAAGCTTCATGAGCCTCACGAAGTCGAGAGTATTGAATGTGAGCCAACTTCTTGTCCTGCGTTGTACCGCTGGCTTGTGAAGCCTCACGAATAAGTCTGTCTTTGTAAGCCGTTTCCAAATCGGTGGCGAGCCTCTTTACTTTCTGGATCGCGTCAGCCATGTAATCGAGAGTCATATTGTCCAACTCGACGTAAAACGTGTCGAGAAGTTCCTGTTGAACGAGAGGAACTTCCTTTCGATTATCGTCATACCGAGAAGACAGCGACTGGATCGTGACTGACTTTCGGCAGACTTCCTTCAATTCGTCAGCCTTCTCATGAATGGCCTTAAGGAAGCCTTCTGGATTCGACAGCATTGTGGACTTGTCGATTTCCAAATCATCAAAGATTGCGGTGCTCATCAGAATTCGCCTTCTTCCTCTTCCATTTCTTCTGTGCTCATTGTATTCCAACATGCTTCGTGAGTGCCTGTTATTAACAGCTCTCTAGTACCTACAGGCATTTCCGGGACAACGTTCTGAATGTTCTTCCCAGATTCCCATTCTTCGAAATGGTCACGCAACATTGCAACCTTAGACTTCCGGCCGCAAATGACGCACGGCTGAGTGATGACGATGATGATATCGCTCATCAGATACCGAATGCCTTATTGATGACTGCCCGATTCTCAGCATTGTAGTTGTTCCTGATGGAAAACCACTTCTTCTCATCGGCAATCGTTGCTGCCAAACGAATCTCATGGAACTCATTCCAATCAGGAGAACCGTCGTCCGTTTCTTTCTTCACGTGATCGAGGCTGTCCATTGTCTCACTCCACTTTCCGTAGATGAGGCTTGCAATGTCCATGATTTCTTGCTCGTTCACTTTTCATACCCCCAGGCTGAAGTCATGACATTCAAATCATTCAGAACTTCACGGACAATTTCAAGTGTGCGCTTGTTATCCTTCGTGATCCAAATACGCTGCATTGCAACAGCTTCTCCAATCAACATACCTTGAATGACGTCGATCAATCCATCGAATCCAACCATGCTCTTTGTTAGAGCTTCCCTAGTTGAATTCCAATCCATTTCTTGCTCTTCCATTTTATTTCCATTTCTATTCTGTCGCCGCTGGGGCGTGGCTGGGTCCACCTTCATCATACACCCGTAAGTCAATATTAACAGTGGTTGTTAGGCTGACCTAACTGGACGTGTTAAGCCAGCCTAACACCCTCCTATTCTATTCCAGAATGTGTGTCTTGATAATATCGATTATGGTGTTGTGTATACGTTGTACATTTGGTGTGCTGTACTCACCTTCGATATCGGGAAGATCTATGTCTTTCTGTAAGCAGTAAATAGTCAACAATGGAACAACGAACTCGGTAATAAGTGTGTCTGGAAGATTGGGATATGTTTTCGCGACGTCCGCTTGCTTCCTCATGGCAAAGAAGTATTCACTTGTTTTTAGTAACCTTGTAGGTACTATAAGAATGTTCTCCTTTACTACGTCAGTCGTCAGGATGACAGGCTTATCACTCTTAAGTAGTTCTTCTCCCTTTTCTGTTATGTTGTAGTAACCTCTATAAACTTTGATGTAGCCAGCTACACGAAGTGGTTTTAATAGCTTTCTAGTATAATCTATGCTTGAGTCAACCTTCTCAGCTATAAGCTTAGCATTGTGTCCTTCTACCTTGGTTCCTTGTTCTTCTGCTTGTTTCTTCTCCAATAAGGCTCGAAGTATGTTTTTAGTAGTGTCCTTGTCGTAGGCCATACCCTCCATATGCTAGTAAAAAGTTGTGCTTGTCAAGCCATTTGGACAGGCGGCGTCCTGTGGATAAGTCGATAGCTGGCTAGTGCAATGGATTCTATTCAGTATTTAATATGGAAACCGTTTGATTCCTGTACCGGGGGCAGGGTTGCTGGTCTTGCTCAGAGAAACTTTTAATTTGGACGCTCTATTCAGGTTTCAGAGCTAACGAAACGGGTTCGCTATGTGTCCAATCGAACAGGTGTTCCTAGTTGAGAGGTGTCTACTTTCTGAGCTTCCTGCATCGTACCTGGTCACAGCGTTGCACAAGGGTAGGCTTGTTAGATAGCTGCTATGTGTAAAAGGTTTTTTTAAATTAGATGCTCTCTACACTCTTTGTACGAAGTACAAGGAGAGAGTGTAGAGAGTGAGCATGAGTTGCTATCAAGAATGACATACCCCTGTAGGTGTCCAAGTGGGCATAGCTAGCCATACGAGCTTTCAGCAAACCGATAGGTGACTATATTAGCAATAAAGTTACATTTATTGGAAAAATATAGGCATATAGAATGTCTCCAGATCAATCTAAGCGAGTAGGTACAAATTGCGACGCGAGTGAGCGAGCGAACGACAAATAGCCCCGACCAGGGTAATCCCCCGATCGAGGCTAAATGCCGCACTATCAATTAAAGATTGAACGAAGTCCCTGCCACTAATGATTACTTGCTAAGGCGCTCGGCAAGCAATTCGGCAGCGGTCTTAACCTTAGCCTTACGGCCTGGCTTATCGCCGTCACTCTTTGTCCTGATTGATTCAACCTTGACATTGACTTTGCCAGTCTCATGACCCTGCCAAACCTGCTTATCGAATGTCTCCCGACAAAGATTCGCAGCCTTGACATAAGCCTCAAGCTTATTGCGGAAATTGACTTGATCGTTCAATTCCCAGTTAAGCCAATCTTCCCCCATAATTGGAGGAAACATTTCCGCAAAGTTTGCGGTCATTCCAGCAGTCAGCATTTCATTGTTCTCAGCCATTACATTTCCAATCTTTATAAATACGTTTGAATTTGGGCAATGCAGTGGCAGGGACTCCGCTCGTTCTTCAATTGTCAAGGTACCCCACGATCGTCTCATGGATCGCCGAAATTGTCAATAGGAATTTAGTACCAAATAAAGCTAGCTTAACACCCCAAATTGGCCCAACCGAATACAATATATAAAGCAAGCTTAACACTCTAAATTGGCGCGGCCGAACACAAAAAATAAGGCTCACTTAACATATACTGTTAAGCAAGCCTAACACGGCGCGAGTAGGTATGGATTGCGACCATGCGAAGCATGAGCATCAGATATTTGGCCGAGTAGGGTTCCTCGGAACCCCCCCAACCCTTTCGGGTCAAGAGATTCCGAGGAAATACGCTGCCCAATCGGCGAGCCAGGCGGCTGGAATCATTGCTAATCCCAGCCGCCCGACAAACCTCACTTCATCGACTCCGCAATGATCTGAGCCATCGTCTTTTCGACGGCCTTACGTCCCGGCTTTTCACCGTCGGGACGAACTCGAACACTTTTGATGACGTCGGGAGAAACCGTGCCATCCTCGTGCCCCTTCCACACTGCCTTGTCGAAGACTTCCCGAGCCTTGTTGGCAACAGCCACGAAAGCCGAGAGTCGAGTGCGGAAATCAACCTGATCGTCGATTTCCAGCTTCTTCCATCCCTCACTGAGCGTGAGAGTCAGAAAGTACTCCACGATGGGATGCGCCAACATCTCAGAACTGGCCTGGTCTTTGGTGAGAGGAATGCGATCCTCAACAACCTGCGTCTCAACAGTCTGTTCGTCCATTTCCATTTCCTTTCCAGTCTCTCGTTTGTTCGAGACTAGACGAAACCTCTCGTCGCACCGAGAGGAATCGTCCAGCATCGACTCAGTAGTCACGCTCGTCAAGATGGGAAATGACCTTCTTCCAAAGACGAAGCTCCTTCAAAGCCTTGTTGTGCTCGTCCACCAAACGGTTGACGATCCGACGAGCATCGACGTTCAGATTGCCGCCGACATTCTGAGCGTCAGAAAGCTCACGCTCCAATTCGTAGCTGCTCCACGTTTCCATTTCTACCATCTCTCCTTGTTGTGTTTGAAAGTAGAGAGAGCGGCAGGGGTTTCCCCCTGCCAAACTCTCAGCCTTCAAACCCGCAGTACTTCATGTAGCGGATGAGAGCGAGGCGGGGGGAGTTGCCCGCTTCGAAGGCATCCCACCAATCCCAATCCTCGCCGTCGTCACTCACCATTCCAAACTCTGCCTCCATTTCCTTGTCTACCTGAAGCAGCCAGAAACCGAACCGCTTGTTGATGTCTTCGTAGTTCTTTGGCACAAGACGAGTATGCGCCTATCGGCGGAGAGAGTCAATAGATCTGAGAAGAATACGTACCTAATCTTTTATGTAAGGTCAGCCTTACATCTCGGTATCATTACACCTAACATCTACTGTTCGTTACACTTAATGCGCGGTGTAAGGTACGCCTAACATAGAGCACTGCTCTCGACCAACACAAGATGTAAGGCTAGCTTTACAAATGATGTACACCCTACCTTACAAATTTGAATAACCGATCCTACCTCCCGGTGTTAGGCTAGCCTAACATGAGTTGATCCCCGATTATGCGATAATGGAATCTTTGATTTTGTTGGCTACTCCTCCAAATTTTTCCCTATTTATAGATTCCTTATAGGTTTTTTGACATGGGTTCCCATAAATGGTATGGTACCATAATGCGAGACATTTCCAAGATGGTCTCAGATTCTCAGGAATTTATCCAGACAGTCAAAAAGTTCCAGGAGAAAGAAGCAGAGTTAAAGAAGGACTTCACAGATAAACTACATGAAGCTAGAGAGAAGGAGCAAGAAGAAGATGCAGAAGGAGAAGGTTTAAATGCACCCAGTAGTATACGTAGTGATCGGAGTGGTCCTTTTGGCAGTTTTAATCCTGCTCTTCCGGACCGTGTAGAAGATAAGAACAAAGTAGAACCCGTATTTACAGAACCTAAATTCACAAAACGGAAGGGTAAGAAGTTTCACGGACCACCTAGCCCTGTAGGTGAAAAAGCTTTCCCGGAAACGAAATTCACACCCTTTTCCAGATTTGGTTCTGATAGAGATATTGACACGTTTCGTGCTGACTTGCTGACTTTTATTGAGACTTTCTATTACATTCAGAAGCGTCTACCATTCGTCCAGGAACTGGACAAGAAATTCCAAACCCATAGTTCCCGTCCTAAAGACATTTCCAAATGGACAGAAATAGTAGAAGGTATAGGAGAAAGTCTCTCCAATCGTGGTATTCCTCCTTACGAGGTAAAGGGCAAAGATTACATCGACCCGAAGTTTGCTTGGGCCGTGACCCTGGTGGTCAATATCAACGACAAGAGAACTCTTCCAGCCAAACTGAAAGAAGCGGGGATTACCACCAAAGAGTGGACCGCCTTGCTGCGAAAGAAATCACATCACGATTACTATTCGATGCGTATAGAGCAAGTGTTCTCGGAAGACATTCAAAACGACGCTAAACTGGCTATCGCCAAATCGATTCAAAACGGTGACCTCAACGCTATTAAGTATTACAACGAATGGCAGAACGTGTACAGGCCCGAAAAGGGAATTCACATTAATAACGCTCCTGAGAATACAACGTATGTCTCTGAGCCAATGTCCCAACAAATGATTACTACTGTCCTTTCGGCCATTATGGAAATCCTTGCTACCTACGTGAGTAGTGAAGTCCTTCTTGCTATTGCCACAGAGATTCGTAAGAACGAAACTGTAAGAAAAGCTATTGAAGTACGCAGTAGCGAGCCTGCAAGCAATACTTTACTCTAGGAGGAAGAATATGGTTACAGTACATCTTCGTAGTGCGTGGACGAGTATCGTCCCTCGGGTCAATAAAGGGGCCGATCCGTACCAAGACTTAGCGTCTTTGAGGGACCCGCAAAAGCTAGAAGTAAATTGGCTGCCGGACTACTTCGACTACCAAATGGCACAACCGGAACAGCTACTTGTAGACTTGCTCAAAACTGATTTGAACTACGGTGGACTTTCCGACGCCTCTTGGAACTTTGCGGTGGCTGGAAACAAAGAAGGCGTTTACGTTCTGAGGGGCTGTAGGACCAAAGACGCGTTTCAGTTGCGAGACAGGGAAGAAACCCTATCGGTTCTCTGTCTACTCGGCAGAGCCGAAAAGCCAACGGACCAACTTCTCGACAACTTAAAAGCAGCTTACTCTCTCTGTAACTACGTGTACCCAGGAATTGAATTTGGTGAGAACAAGCAGGAGCACCTTTTTAACTTGGTACAAGCAGTACCTGTAGGTACAGAAAAGATTGTCTTTCCCAAAGTCGAGCAATCTCTCTACCTGGAGTCTGAGTCTGTTCACGTTCACGGTTTGATTGAAGCTCTTTCTTACTACGGTTACTACAAGTCTCGTAATGACGCTCGGTACGGACCGATTACGAAGCAAGCGGTAGCTGAATTGCAGTACGACATGAAGAAGATTGGCTACTACCACAAAGCTATTGATGGCTACTACGGGCGATGGACTCGGGACGCTTTTGAAAGGTTCAAGAATAGACTAGGAAAAGGAAACTAATTTAATGAGTTTCATGGATGACATTACTAAGGACACCGTAATCAAGGGTGTACTTGTCTTAGTAATGGCGGCGCTTCTACTATTCTGGGGACTAACTGGTGCCGACCCTGCTCAGTGGTGGTACCCAATTATCACTCTTGTCCTTGGTACTTACTTCTTTAAGAAGGAAACCACAAAGGAATCAGATGAAGCTTGAGAAAACTGCAATCCCATATATCGGGGCGGTAACAGTTCTTTCTTGTCTGATCGCTGTCTATCTTGCTAACGAGCACGACAAAGTAGAGCGGCTCGAAGAACTTATTCAGGTACTCTTGGAATTCTTCTACGATGCCTCGTAAAGAAAAAGAACTAACCTTTGACGACATACTTCTCATCACAGAGCAGAAGCTACGTGAAACAAGTATCTCCCCCGGTCTTGTCGCATATAAGCCGCACATCTCACAAGAAAAGTGCCATAGATCTACGGCTAAAGAAAAACTATATATCGGCGGCAACCGTTCAGGTAAGACGGTATTTGGTGGCTCCGAAGCGGTCATGTGGCTAACTGGTGAGCATAAGTACCGTAAAGATCTACCAATTCCTCCTGTACGTGGGAGAGTTGTTGCAATCGATATTGAAGATGGAATTAAGAAGATCGCTATTCCAGAAATTCAACGGTGGATGCCTTCTCGTTTTCTAAAGAATGGTTCGTGGGAAGAAAGTTACGATAAGGCAAGTAAGACTCTCAATTTGACAAATGGTTCGTTTTTGGAATTCATGTCTTACGAACAGGACGTGGAGAAGTTTGCGGGAACCAGTCGCCATTTTGTCTGGTTCGATGAAGAACCACCCGAAGACATTTACAATGAGTGTCTGATGCGTTTGGTTGACACGGACGGTTCGTACTGGATTTCAATGACGCCGCTTGTTGAGATGACCTGGGTAAAGGACAGAATTTATGACCCGTGGATCGAGGGTGACAAAGGTATTTTCGTTCTTGAAATCAACACTGAAGAAAACCCTCATATCAAGATTGAAGCACTTGATCGTATTACTCGTGGACTCTCCAGTGAAGAACGTGAAGCTCGGCGAACTGGTAAATTCATTACACACACCGGACTCGTATACGCAGGCAGTTTCGTTAACAAAAGTGTTGAGGAGGGAGGAAATGTATGTGACGACATCTTGGAAGACTTCGACGAATACAGAAACCAATGGGGCCATTTTGTTTGTATGGACCACGGTTATGCTAACCCAACCGCCTTTCTATTCTGTTGTTATGATGCCGACGGGCGGATCATTGTCTATGATGAAATCTACGAAACAAAGCGAATCGTCCGTGAAAACGCTGAAATATACAAACGTCACGTAGAAGAACTCCGTGTCCATCCTACTTACATTGTGGGCGATCCCAGTATCCAGAATACTTCTGCCATTACTCGTACTTCTATCCAAACTGAGTACGTGGAGAATGGATTGCCGATCGCACTCGGAAACAACGACGTAAGAGGTGGAATCGCACGAGTCCAAAACCGCTTCGATCAGAAGCTACTGTTCATTACTCGTCGGTGTACGTACACTCTAAAAGAAATTGGAAACTATCGGTGGGATCGATTCGCTTCGAGCAAGATTGAAGCTCGGCGTAACAAGAAAGAAGTTCCACTGAAAAAGAATGACCACTGCCTCGATGCGCTAAGATACGGAGTAATGTCCCGTCCGGCGCTAAGTGATGAAGTTGACGCCCCTGTAGGAAATGTGCTTAACTTGCCAGAGGCAGGCGAGAAGGACTTTGACTACGAATTAGTCTTTTCGTCTAGACGCCAACGACTCGTTGACGAAGTATTAGGGAGTGAATGGTAATATGGAACCTGAGCCAATGTTGCAGTTCTTTCGCTATGACCATCTACGTGATGAACTACAGGCTATTTCAAAGCCATTTTGTGAGTTGGCTGAGCATGTAGTTCTTACTTTGCCTAGAAATCCAGAGCGGACGGTGACACTTCGTAAGTTGCTAGAAGCTAAAGATTGTGCTGTTCGTGCTCATCTATATGAGTCGGTGCTGTCATGAGACCTGTTACGATTATGGAGAAGCCTACGTTTCATCCATACGTATGTATCTCCTGTGGATTGGGTGGACCCCCACGAGAATGGTTCGTAGATATCGGGATTGATCTAGATGCTTACTTCAATCCTGTCTTGAATGGAACCGTGTATTTCTGTAATGAATGCTGGAACTCCGTTCACGTAAATGTCTCTCGACAAATGCAGCAATGGCAGAAGGAACATGAAGCCTGGTCTGGCATTGATTCGGTGGAACCTACTTATAGATGGGAAAACAGTGGAAGCAGAGGAACTTCTGACTCTGGTGAGCCACTTGACGGAAACGATCAAGGTGCAGAACCAGACGATACAGAATCAGAATACCCAGATACAAGCGATGCAGACTCAACTGATGACACTAGTTCAGATGAATCAACAAAGAGAGCTTTCTCCGCTCTCCTTGGAGACGGCTGAGGAAGTTCACGAAGAACCAGATGGTTTTTATGACGAAGGTTATAACGCATTGGAAGAGCAACCAATTCAATTTCCAGATGAAGTCCTAGTTCCCGCAGAAGAAGGAGACGAATAGTGGCTGAGACAGCTACTCATCCAGTGAAATCAGATAAGGACGATAAGGACAAGGATTATCGTTCCAACGTTAAGGCAGACGCTCTTAAGGACGATGACCCTCGTTTCAAGTTCGGTCCTCCGAAGGTTCAGACCGCCGAGGATGCTGTCTTTGCTTTTCTCCGTGAAGAAATCACCGAAGATGAGTTTAAGGCTGCTTGCGGTAAGTTCGGTGTTCTTCCGGGAACACTACTTCGTCAGGCACAACCTCGTGGAGAACGTCCCGACGCAGCTTTCGAGCGTGAAATTCCCGAGGAAATTTATGACCCTCAGGCAGAACCGCTTGACGATCTAGAGACTCGGCAGAAGGTTGTCGATGAGAAGAATAAGGAGCGGGACGAAGCTGCTTCTAAGTACCAAAAGAAGCTTGACGACGTACAACTCGTTGAGCAAGTTCCTGCTGGTACTTCTCAGACGGTCGCCGATGAAGACAAGAAAGACGTTAAGAAGTAACATCTAATGGAAATCGTGCAGGCTGTAGGTTCGGCTGACCACAATCTAGTTACTAAGTGGGATCAGCGTTTAAAGACGTGTCAACAGTCACGCCTTAATTTCGAGAAGCAGTGGCACGAGAATCTATCGTTTTACTTCGGTAGGCAATGGATTGTTGCTACGAAGAACCCTAATGGGGGATTTCAACTCGTAGAACAACCGGCGCAAGACCGTTGGCGTGTTCGTCACACTGCCAACCGTGTGCTTCGTATTATCCGCAATGAAGTGACGAAACTATCCAAAGAAGAGCCTCAGTTCTATTGTGTTCCCAGGAGCACGGAAGAGAAAGATCGCCTGGCTGCAATGGCTGGCGACGCAATTGCTGAGTTCATTATTAGGACAAAGTATTTCAACTCAAAGCGGATGGAAGCTACTTTCTGGGCAGTTTGTTGCGGTACGGCTTTTCTGAAGAATTATTACGATGAATCCAAATTGGAACTAGATAACCAACCAGGCAAGATCGACTTTGAAGCAGTTACGCCGTTCCATTTGTTCGTACCTAACCTACAGGTTGTAGATATTCAGGAGCAACCGTATGTCATTCATGCACGAACGATGGACCCGGAAAACGTCTACTCTACGTATGGTGTTGATGTACAGCCTGGTACGGATAGTTCCTCTGTTATTATTGATTCTCGATTCTTGACTTCGATCGGCATTAAAACTAGTAAGTCCGATCAAGAGAAGATGTGCTACGTCAAAGAAATCTGGGTGAAGCCCTGTAGGGAATTCAAAAACGGTGCCATGTTTGTTACCGCTGAGAACAAGGTCATCTACGTATTTGAACCCCAAATGGACCCGGCGGTAGACCCAGAGGCTCAAATGGGCCAAATGGGTATTCCTGGTATGGAACAAGAAGCATTGCCAGGTATCTCACCTGTAGGTCCAAACACTAATCAAATTCGTCCACCTATGTCGAACGAGCCTGGACTGAAAGATTATGAGCATGAGTACCCGTTTAGACACGGTAGATATCCCTTTGTTAAGATCGATCATGTTCCCACTGGCATGTTTTATGCTGAGTCTGTTATTAAATCTCTGATTCCCCTACAGAAGGAGTATAACCGCACTCGCTCTATCATGCTGGAAAGTCGAAATCTAGCTGGGAAACCGCAGTGGGGTTATGTCACGGGGTCGATCGATCCGAAGAAGTTCAATTCAAGGCCGGGACTACTTCTTGCTGTTCAGCTTGGCTTTGATTTTCCGAAAGCACTGGATCAACCGGAACTTCCTCCTTCTGTTACTAACGAGCTTGATGTTACCCTACGGGATATGGACGACGTTTCGAGCCAGTTTGAGATTTCAAAGGGTAGAACGCCTCCTGGAGTTGAAGCGGCGTCAGCTATTGCGTATCTTCAAGAGGAAAATGATACCATTATGCACCACACCGTTGTTTCTCTTGAAGCAGCAGTACAGGAAACGGGAGTACAAGTTCTGGCAAATGTACACGACTTCTGGACAGAACAACGAATCGTGGCAATGACAAGTAAGAACCAGTTTATGGAAGTGAAGCAATTCAAGGGTGCCGATCTAAACCCAATTATGGACTTCCGAGTTGAATCTGGTTCAATGGCTCCACGGAGTACCGCTGCAAAGCAAGCATTTATTACGGAGCTAATGAAGATGGGTGTGATTGAACCTACTCGTGCTTTGAAGTACCTACAGATGAGTGAAACGAATAAGCTTTATGACGAGATGATGCTAGATGTTCGGCACGCTCAACGTGAAAATGTCTTTATGAGTCAGGGTCAAGAGCTTACTAAGCCTGACCCGAAAGCACAACCTATTCCAGATGAGATGGGTATGTCTCAGCCTGCCGTAAGGACTGACGTAGAACGTGATCCTATGACTGGCGAACCAATCACCGACGAGATGGGTCAGCCGGTCACTTATAACGTAACAACGAACCCGTATGATAACCATGACGTCCATGTTCAGGAACACGAAGCATTCCAAAAGACACAAGAGTTTGAAATGCTGCCCCCGCAGATTCAGATGATTATTCAGGACCACGTAGACCAACACAAGATGGAAATGCTCAAGCAGCGTAATGCTATCCAAACTGACGAAGCGATGAATCAATTGGGTATGTCCCAAGCCGGTGCCCAAAATGGTCAGAACGGCCCACCCAGTCCAAATGGTTCAGGAGCACCTGTAGGTGTTTCTTCCGGATCTTCTAACAACGGAGCTAGTTCCAATGCCAATGGAAGTTCCTGAGTTCTCTTCTGAGAGTGCATCGCCCGACGCTCCAGAAGATATTGCTTCCCCGGCGAACTCAGATAACGAAAACGGACAAGTTGAAGAGGACTTTAGTCTAGCTTCACCTTTCCTCAGCAAAATCCCCCCTCAGGATCGTCCTATAGTTGGGCGCTATATCAAGGACTGGGATGCGGGTGTAACCAAAAAGTTCCAGGATTATGCGGGTCGTATCAAGCCGTATGAAGCTCTTGGTCCTGTTGAAGAACTACAACAACAAGTAAATTTTGTTAAAGCTTTTAGAAGTGACCCCGAATTGGTCTTCCGACTGATGTGGGAAGGAATGAACGAGCAGTACGGAGAAAATTTCGAGACCGAACTGGCTCGAATTCTACAAATCGAGGAAGCCATGAGTCAGTTTGAAGAGAACAATGAATACAATGGTGAGGAAGTTCCCGATCCAGATGAAGTCTTCCAGCAGAACGTAGTTCAAGAGCTAGAGGAACTTCGTGCTTGGCGGGATAACTTTACTCAAGCACAACAGGACGCACAGGAACAATCGCAACTTGACACTGTGCTCCAACAGATGCATACTCAGTACGGGCAGTTCGACGAGGATTTCGTCTTGCTCCAACTGTCGCAACACGGTGACACAAACCGAGCTATTCAGGCTTGGAATGAAATGCTAGGACAATATAGCAGCCATAATGGTTCATCTAGACCAGCCCCAAAGATTATGGGGGGTCAGGGTGGTGTTCCATCGGGCCAGGTTGATACCAAGCACCTTAGAGACAAAGATCGTCGTCAGATGGTCGCTAACATGCTAGAACACCTGGGAGACTAAATGTCTGCAACAATGACCACCATGAATGGTGTCCTCAAGGAAATCTATGAGGGCAACATTAACGATCAGCTTAACGAAGAGCGTCTTACGATTAAGCGGATCGAACGAACCTCAGAAGGAACTGGAACAGATGCAGTTGGCGGTAAGTACGTCACTTTCCCTGTTCGTGTTTCTCGTAACGCTGGTATCTCATACCGAGCGGAAAATGTGCAGCTTGCGCCTGCTGGTCGTCAAGGACTAAAGGCAGCGCAAGAAACGCTGAAGTATGGTTACGGTCGAGTTCGTCTCACCGGACAGCTTATTGCGCTCGCTGAATCAGATCGTCAGGCTTTCGCATCCGGTATGGATATCGAAATGGATGGCCTAAAGAATGATCTGCTCAAAGATGAGAACCGGGTTGCATACGGCCATTTGGATGCTGCTGTCGCATCCGGTATCAAAGCAAAAGCAAGCGCAGGTTCAACTGGTTCAACCGTTACCGTCGATAGTACCCAGTACATCGAAGAGGGAATGGTTATCGACATTTCTAACGCTGGCACTCCTGTCGCTGGCGGTACTGCTCTTACAGTTGACGCTGTTCTTACTTCTACTACCTTCACCGTTGGTGTGGGTGCTCCTACTGTTGCAAGTGGTAACTACGTTAGCCGTACTGGCAACTACAACCAGGAGCCGACCGGACTAAATAAGATTGTCGATAGCACGGGTGCTTTGCATGGTCTTGATCCCGCCACGACTTCTAAGTGGAAGTCAGTTGAAGATGGATCGACCACAGCACTTACGGAACTCTCCATGATTAAGATGGTGGACGATGTTCGCACCGTTTCTGGCAAGGTTCCGACTGCTATCTTCGCTTCTCTTGGTGTTCGTCGCGCATATTGGAATCTCCTTACTGGTATGCGGCGTTATAACGAGCCGAAGAACTGGGAAGGTGGTCTTACTGGTCTCTCCTTCATGTACGGTGAAAAGGACCTCCCGGTAGTTGCCGATCCTGATACTCCTGCCAAGACGATGTTCTTCTTGAATGAGAAGGAACTGAAGATCTGGCGAGATAAGGAATGGTATTGGGAGGATCGTGATGGTAACGTCCTTAAGTGGGTTACCGATTATGATGCCTTCGAGGGACTCATGAAGAAGTATTGGCAGATCGGTACGCACCAGCGTAACTGCCACGGCAAGATGACGAACATTACTGAGTCGTAATCCAGTCGCCGGGGATAGCGAGGTGGAAAGGGAGTGGCGTAATGTCACTCCCTTTTCACTATCTGGAGTTCTACTATGCCGTTTAAGTCTGAAGATCAACGAAGATTTCTTTGGAAAAACCATCCGGCGATTGCCAGAAGATGGGCGCATAAATACGGTAACGCACCAAAGCCTGCCAGTATCAAGAAAGCCGCAAAGAAGAGGATCAAAGATGCCAGATGAAGAAGTCCCCGGTGAAGATGTTCCTGAACCGCCTGAGCATTGGCACGAAGAAAACAAGTCAGACGTTCCAGAAGATGAATTGGAGGGGGTAGATGACTAACCTCTATCCATATGGTTACGGCAGTGTTCGGCTGTCCTGGGATCAAATGATGACAAAATCCACTGTCTATAATCTGCATCCTGAATTACGCCGCCGCTTCCATGCACTCATTGATTTCGCTCATAGTCGTACAGTTTCTCTTGGAGTAGGAACTGGATGGAGGATTCAACCTAATCCTCCGCCTCCGGGATTTGCTAGTCCGGGCAACTCCTGGCATGAATCGTGTCCGGTTAGTCCCACATCGGCAACTGCACTAGCAATTGATACTGTGCCGACAGCATCGTGGCCTTGGATGGAGAATAACTGTCAGGCATATGGACTCCGGACATTTAAGTATGTCAATAATGAACCGTGGCATATTCAGATGGTCGAAACACCTACAGGTCGGAAGTACGCTAGAGTTCTTCCTCCTGTAAATACTGGTTTTGTTCTTCCAACTCAACCAGACCAGCCAGATAAGCCTCCTGTTACGCCTCCAACACAACCTGTAGGGACATTCACCTTGCAACTACAAAAGACAACGCTCGATCCTGCGAACCAGGCTGCATTGAGGGGAAACGGCGACGTCTTCCTGATCCAATATGTAGCGTCCGGACTATTTAAGCAAACGAATAGTCCTAACTTCGACTGCGGCAAACCAGATGGTGACTATGGTCCACGTACTCAAACCGCCGTCCGTGAAATTCAGAAACTCAATCAGCTAACCCAGGATGCTATCTGCGGACCTAAGACATGGGGTGCTGCATTGAATCAAGACGGGGTGTAACATATGACGTGGCCTGATTCGGTAGACGATCATCTGACTCTGGATGGTGTTAATCTTAAGAGCACCGAAGATTACATCATTGAAACAGTTGACCCTACGGCAGAGATCTTTCTTAAGAGCGAGAAAGTCAACATCGACGGTGATCTGTACGTAAATGGTGTACAGATCGTAAATGACATCATCGCCGGTGACGATATCCACTTCTTTGGTGGAGACATTACCGCAACTGGTGATGCTACGAATCTGGACACTACTGAGACAAACATTGCGGGTACTCTAGATGTAGCCGGAAATACCACGATCGCCGGTGACACATCTATTACTGGTGATGTTACGATCGCCAACGCTACGACAACTATTACCAGTGATGACATTACCTTCAACGGCAATGTTCTCATTAACGGTAAAGAACCTGTAGGTCTAGAAGACGCCTCAACTACCAATGTTCAGACATTGGGAATTATGGGTGATGGTTCTGAGTGTCGTGATCTGATTCAGGCTGCTCTAGATGACGCTCCGTATGGTAGTACACTTTGGTTTCCAAAGGGTGACTATCTTCTGAAATGTGGCATTCAAGCTCGTAGTAATGTCACAATGAGGGGAGATGCTGGTGCTCGGCTCGTCAATACACATCCCCTCGGGGTTGGTAATAACCAGACCTGCACTATTCTATTTCCCGGTCAATATCATCCTAACTGGCTCCACGACTCTTATAACGACGTCGAAGGAGACATGCAATATGATACGGTTTCAAGTCCCGTCTGGGGTGATATTACAGTTACACTGACTTCTAACACTTACACCTGGTCAGTCGGCCAGCTAGTAATGATTCACACTGATATTCGTTATCCATTCCTCCGTCGTATTAAGGCTATTTCAGGCAATGTTATTACTCTTCATAAGGGTTTTGATGTGGATTGGACTGGTCATCCTTGTTATATTACTAATGGTATTGGTGATGGAGTAACTCTTAACCCAATTGGTGACGACCCTCTTCTGATGCCTAGTGGATTTATCGAAAATTTCCATTTCCAAGGCTTCACAGTTCATAGCGCCGAAGGTTACTGGCAAGCTATGTCTGGTTGTTTGGACTCCACGTTTCGTGATATTCGTGTAGAAACAAGTGGTGCACTTCTATATGGTAATGCTTACACAGATTGTCGCTTTGAGAATATTCGTGGCAACTACCGAACACGGTTTATTGAGATTATTGACGGTGCTCGTGGCAATGTTGTAACAGATATTGCTGGTACGTGTCACGAAGTAGGTCAGAACGTCTATGAAGACTCTGGAACTGTTCTAGGAACTGGTGACCATCTCTCTAATTTCTCTATTACTGAGGAAGTAGCTCGATCTGGTGCCATTCTTCGTATGACAAACGAGCGCATGACCATCACAGACGGCAAGATTCATCTCGTTGGACCAGATAATCCGTTCAATATCATCGAATTCGGACTAAATGTTGATGATACTCGACTTTCAAATATCGATATTCACTTGAAGGCACCAGTTGAGGGTACTATTCTCCGTCTTAAGGACGTCATCAACGCTAATATTGAAAATATTAATGTCAAAGCTCATGGTGGATATACAGCTACTGGTAGTGCATTGACTCTAAATGAAAATGTAGATCAGTGTGTTATTGATGGATTCTATGCTCCTGATGGAAATATTGAGGTTGTTTCTAACTTTGAAGAAGAAACTGTTGATCTTACCATCAATAACAGTAGATTCAATACAATTCAGGGTGGTCAGAGCCAGCTAATTCCTGGTTGGGTGAAAGGTAAGAACACTAGCTTTACGAAGCGTCGTGAGGCTGAAAAACTCGCAGCGCATATGCAGTGTGCTAATGTTACGGTTACTGCTACAACCGAAACCCCTGTTTGTGCTTACACGTTGCTTACTGGACAAGAATTGAATATCGCTGATGGATTTACTGTTTTCTGTGAAGTTCAGAAGAACGGTACTCTAGACGGCTGCTATGTTAAAATCAAGATGTTCAATGCTGTTATTCTAGACTTTACTATTCTTGCTGCATATACTGGACCATATGTTTTCCAGGCTGATATTCAGAAGGAAGTCAAGGTTTTCTCCAATCACGACATGGTAGGCAATGCTAGGGCCTTTAGTACAACTGGTGTAGCTGCTTCTAGTGCTCGATATGGTGGTGCTAGTCTTGCTGCTGGGGCCGTTTGTGGGGTTTACGCTTGGAAAGCAAATGCCGGCGATACTCTGATTGTTCGTCGTGTCAAAGTAGTTCCTAACCTGAGTCTGTTCTAGGAGATACTATGTTTCCAAATGACTCCAATGACGTTCTGGACCTACAGGGTAAGGACATTCGCTTTGCCGAAGACACTAGCTTTGAAGTAGTAAATGGTAAGAAGCTAAATTTTGTTGGTGACGTTCGTGTCAATGATGTAGTATTAGGATCGGGTGAAGATTTCGTTACTACTGCCGAACTAGACACTGTGCTTGAAAGCTACGTTCTAGAAACCGATTTGGCAGCGTTCGATTATGTAACTCCGGCTGAACTAACTGCGGCGACAGCTGATATGGCTACCGATTCAGAACTCGCCGCTGCTGTCGCTCCGATAGCTAATATGGCAACTGATACGGAGCTTTCCGATGCAATCACTGCTGTCAAGCTGAAAACGATTACAACATATAGTGGTACTTCTGTTACTTTTGCTCTTGTTGATGCATATCGTTATCTCAGATTCACTGGAACTAGCCCTACAGTAACTGTTCCTGATAACGCTGCTGTGGCATTTCCTGTAGGTACTGTTATTGACGGAATTTCTACTGTTACGTCAATGACATTTGCTGCCGCAGGCGGTGTTACTTTGAACAAACCACGAACTCTTGTCACAAATGGTCCTAAATCTGGCTGGACTTTGATTAAGGTAGCTACAAATGAGTGGGATTTGCATGGAGACTTCATTTAATGCTAGGAGTTATTGCTGACGCTGATGCAGAGATTTGGACTCCAATTCGTCTAGCTACTCTTGAACTCTGGCTAGATGGTAATGACCCTGGTACTATTACATCTTCTTCTAACTTAACTTCTCAATGGAACGATAAGAGTGGTAAAAATAGACACCATACCCAGGCTAACAATACGTACAAGCCTATTACTGGAACTCGTACAATTAATGGTAAGAATGCACTAGATTTTGATGGTACTGACGATCACATCGCATACGCTTGGACTGCTTTACCACAGCCTTTGACCATTGCTACAGTAATTGCTTCAGATGCTGCTCCTGCTGCAGCAGTTCGTATTTATGGTAGAGGTACTGTTATTACGAACTTGAATGTCGGTCAGGGCACAACAACTTGGCATTATGCTGCTGGTACAGGTCGTCTAGCTGGAACTCCTAATACTTCTCAACACACTCTTATCGGCATTTTTAACGGTGCTACTTTATCTTCTATGCGTCTAGATGGTGTGGCTATTTCTACTGCTGATCCTGGTACTGCTGGATTTAATGCTGGTGCTGCTGGTGCAGTTGGTGGCATTATTACACCTGCTTCTTGTTTTAATGGCCTTGTTGGTGAGGTTGTCGTTGCTAGTTCTGCTCTTAGCGGAACCGATCTTACCAACTTGGAAAGCTATCTCCGCACGAAATGGGCTACGCCGTGAGTGAAACGAAGTGGTATGATCCCGGAACAGGACAATTCATTGTCGTTGATGGACATATTGTTGAACGGGATGCTTTACGGATTGCCGAAGCAATCGCAGAATACGATCCTAACCTCTACCTACTTTGTTTGGACCCCGCTCGGGCTGAAGGAATTACAGAAGAACCGTTTGTCGTTGCAGAGAAGACTAAAGACGGAACACTAAAGCCAGTTCTCAGGGCTTGGAAGCTAGACGACGAAATTCTGTTGCGTCTCTATAACGCAGATACTCAGAAGAAGGACGTCCTAGCTAACCTTCTGAAAATGGAAGAACAACAGAAGCTCGATGCACAGACACGCTATCAGGAGAAGCGGGATGAGGCTAAAGATATTCTTCAGCACCTAGCTGGAATGAAGAGTCGTTTCTCTGTTCGGGATAGCAATACTGGCGAACTACTAACATTCTATGACGATCGACCCCCAACGAGGAAGTAATGGAAGTAGCTACCGCAGTTCGGAAAATAAGGCGTCAGTTCGGTGACGAATATAATGTCGTCATCACTGAGGGTGACATTCTCGACTGGATTCATGACGCAGAGCTAGACATTATTCGTTCCACATCGGATAATGATACGAAGCTAAATATCCCCGCTAATCAGTTTCCTGTAACTGTTCCCGATCGTGTCAATATCAAGAGGCTTTCGGTAGCGAATAAGGCCATTGCACACACGACACTAACCGAACTCGACCTTACAAGTAGTAATACAGACGTAAAGGGTGGTGCCGTTTATTGGTACTTTCAGTCTGGTAAAATCTGCCTCTGGCCGGTGACTGAAACAGATACGTATTTGGTAGAAGTTCTCTATTCTAAGACTCCTACTCCTATGTCAATCGTAGCTCCGTTCCTACAGTGGCAAAATGCTGCAACTGGTGACGGTGGATATGCATTGGTTACTGCTAATCAAGCATGGGAGGAAATGGTAAACTTCAACGTAACTTTTGATATTTCTTTTGATACTCCTGGTACTTATTATTTGATGACGATGGGCCCCGATCAGTCAATTAACCACCTGCATTGGTCGATCGTCTATACTCTGAACACAGTTGGAGTCTTGTCATTTAAGATTTCAGTTTCTGATGGTGCCACTGTACGAGTAGAGAACGCTCTTGTCTACTCTACGACTTATAAAGCTGGAACCCGAATTCTGATTAGGCTTGTATATAACGAGGCTATTGGAACTGTATCTATCTACAATGTGGACTCTAGCGGCAATGAAACTTTTATTGGTGCCTCTGCTCCGTGGGGTTCTTTCCAGGTTCAAACTGTATATGATGCTGACATTATTATCGGTGCTGCTGATCTACCTATTCCGATTCCTATTCCTCGTCCTAGCTTTACGCTCTATGGATTCGAGCTTCTGAGTGGTATTGTCTCTCTCACGGCTTATCCTGTCTTTACATTCAATGGACAATCTGATCTAATTAACCTTCCAGGGATACCTCTTACACCATTTAGTACAGCAAGCGGTCACACTATGTCCATCGGTGGGGAGATCCAAAAATATGCGCTCAACGAATTCACTGTCCCCGAAGTATATCACGAAGATATCGTAAAATTCTGTCTCGCTAGAGCACATAACAAGAACCAGAATTGGCGTGCGGCTGAGGCGGAAATGGAACAATATGATCGTCATGTCTCTACCCGTCGTAATGAAGCGCAGGCAACAGATCAACCACAGTACAAAATAAGCGACCCTGACGATTTCTCGAATGAGTATTGGTACGTCTAATGGCTATAACGTCCCAAATTCAAGGTGAGGAATACTTCCGTGTCCTACTCGGACAGGGTATGTATACCGCTGAACTCGCTTCTAATATTCCTGATGGCTTCTCTGCTATCTGCTACAATGTTGTGGCAACCGGCGATTCTCTAGAAAACCGCCCTGGTCTTAGGCGTAGCTCTGTTTCGTGGATGCTTTTTGAACTTGCATCTGGTTCTGGTAAATCACCAGACACAGAGAAAATTAACATTCTTTATCAGTTGAACCCTAGTATTTATAACTCGAATGCCCCAGCATTTGCATGGGGTTCTGGTGGAGGTACAGTTCCAGAGAACGTCCCATTTGGCTACAGATTGAATCTTGTACGCTCTTATGGTGACGCTGCTACTGGTGATGGTTTTATGACCGTGCCACTTCCATCTCCTGTTCTTGGTATTTGTCAGTATCTAGACACTGTTTACTTCATTTTGCAAGGTACAGGTGTCTACAAGATTACTGCAATTGACTGGGTGGCAGATACCATCTCGTATGTAGCTATTCCTAGTGCTGCTGGCGGCGTGTTTCATGGTCTGTTTCCCTTTAAAGATCGACTCTGGGCTTATCAGGGTCAGTATCTTTACTTTACTGATATCGCTGCTACTGGTGGTTATCCTGAGACATGGGCATTTACAACAAATCGCATCCCCTTCGTAGGTTCTTCTGGCATCGGCGCTATCAAGAAGGTTATACCACTAGGAAACAAATTGATTGTCTTTACCTCGGCCGGACTTTTCACTCTCCTTGTTGAAGGATCGCCGCAGTCGTGGATTCTACGTCAGTTGGACTCCGAGTCCATTTGTACTACGAGTCAATGCGCTTTTGAATCAAGAAACATTGTTTACTATGTGAACACACAAGGCGTTTGGGCTACTAATGGTCTGCAATGTACAAAGCTTAGTTCAGTCATTGAAGATCAGTGGTTTCTTGCTAAAGGTAAAAGAATTCACACCATCAATTCATACGAAGATGGTATGATTGTCTCTATCTCTAAACTTGTTACAGTAGATCCTAACTATTATGACGCTCCCTCCTGTAGGACCTTCTATTCCAAACTGGACCCGATTGCCTGGACAGAGTGGAATATTATGGATACTCAATATGCTGATGATACAAATTATGCTGGGTACAGGATTGCCTCTATTCAGTCAGTTACAAAGAAGATTCCTACATATCTCAACCCAGACCCAACGGTTTATGTTCTTGCCTATATAACGAATTCTGTAGAAACTTACGTCCAGCCGGCGATTTTACAATTACTTATCTTTGATGGTGGTAAGGATCAGTATGTGATTGCTGATGGAACTGTTGCAGAAAATCAGGTAGGGGTACTTGTAAAGACGAAGTACGTGGACGGCGGTAACCCGTACAACTTGAAACAATGTAAGCGCGGTCTTGTAGAATTGTACACTTCTGACTCTCAGCATAAGTTTACTACCAGTTGGGATATCGACGCCTCTGTAGGTGATTCAACTGCGGTTCGTACTACATTGAATCAGGACTACACTGTAGGTAAAGGTTCTAACCTCATCCAGATTCCTAGTCTTTTCCATTATCGACGGTGTTCTCTGATACTCTCAGCAGACCTACAAAGTGACGAGTCTCAAATTAAGATCAAAGATGTTGCAATCGTCCAGAATACAGAGCGTTCTGAGTTCGAGAAGATCCGATGACTAACGTTGACTACGCCGGGATGATGGAGCGTA